AATCACCTCATGAATCGAGTTTTGACATCAAAAGAAGCAATCAATGGTGTGTCATGGATAAAAGGATCAAATCCTATATTCCGATCAACATCACCTGGATACCCCTTCAAGCATTGGGGTCAATCAATCAAGAAAGCTGACTTTTTCCAACTAAAGGATGGGCTTCAAGCCTTTTCAGACAATCATTATGGTCAAAAGTTGGCCAATGCGGTTGGATCACTAATTTGTGCAGCCAAAGCAGGAAAACGCACCGGAGTTGTGTTTGCTGGCTGTCTCAAGGATGAGACACTCAAGCTGAAGAAAATTTATGACATCAACAATGATGGCACACATTCAGCATCGCGCACATTTGCTGCAAGTCCAGTTGACTATACCATCGCTCAGCGAATGTATTTCCACACTGCGGCAGCGTCACTCACCACCATCCACAAGGATATACCAATCAAAATTGGAATTGATGCGCGATCGACGGAGTGGAATGACCTTTACTATTATCACTCCTTCGTCTCTGACCATGGATTTGATGGTGATTTTGCTGCATGGGATGCTAGTATCCCTTTGGTGATGATGCAACGTCTGCCTAGAGTATATAACAAGATATATGAGCTCAATGATCCGAATTGGACACCACAGGATGATGACACGCGATTTGCACTGCATTCAGTGCTACATGGACCACTTCTCACATACTATGACAAAATAGTCAGAGCTCCTGGAGGACAAGTGACAGGTCAACCAATGACGGCAGTGGACAATTGTGTGATTAATTTCATGCTCACAGTCTATGCGTGGATGCAGTTGGCAATTATACATTGTCCAGAAAAGGCAAGTTTTAGATCATTTCGCCACAATGTTCGAGCATCCTTCTATGGCGATGACAATCTCATAACAATGAGAAGAGAGGTGCAAGATTGGTTCAATTTCTGCACATTTGCTGATATCGTTGCCAAAGTGGGTTTCAAATTGACTAATGCAGCGAAAGATGGAAACACGTTGCCAGTCAAGCCACTCGTTGAGCTCGAATTCCTCAAACGCGAGTTTAAACTCGTTGAAGGAAAGTATATTGGCACATTGGTTGAGGCATCCATTAATAAAATGCTAGCCTTTGCTTGTGCAGGCAAAAGGCATCACTTCTGGCAGCAGCCAGAAACGATCAAGTTTGATCGTGACACAATTTCAGCAACAGCTGAATGTGCACTGCGTGAATCAGTGGGACGTGGTCCAGACTTTTATCATAGTCTGAGGACCCACCTACTTACATGCATTCGAC